CTGCGCTCAAACATATTCATCTTGCCAGTGCGAAGCCACGCAATGATTGCGTCTTTCTCGTTCACGACAGGCGGTTTCTCTTCATTAGTTTTTGTTGGACGTGTCATTAAGTTAACTCCTTCATTATGAAACCTTTTGTCTCAGCGTAGGCGATGAGGTCGTCGAGCCACATCACGCCTTTCCCTGCGACGTAATACTGATTGATGCCACGATGCGGCACATTCTTAACGTCGCCCCATGTGTGCGGCGAATGCTCATACATTTTTATATCCGCACGATGGACTGACGCATGGTAGCGGCGAAGAAAACGCGCAGCCTCGGCCGCAACTAATTTTGCCCGGCCGCTAAACTCACGCCGTGCAACTTCGCCGTCTTCCTCAATCTTGAGCGGAGTAGGCTTAGCGTTTTGTGCGAGCCAGTCCACCCTCGACATCGATGACAGCCCTGTTTCTTTAAGCCAACCCATAACGGTTAAGCGGTCGGTGTTATATAACCGCATCAGTTCGGCGCGGGTCATGGTCGGGGCCATCTTGCAGAAGTTATGCGGGATGGCCTTCACCGTTCCGCGTGGATCGACAACGATCTCCGTAAGTTCGAGTTCCTCCATCCAACGGGAAACCACCGACCTAGCACGACCGTAGTGCTTAACGAGTTGCGTCTGGTTCATGGTCTTCGCCAGTTCTATTAAGTCATCCGGCGGTGGCATCCTGCGTATGACGACGCCACGCTTTAGCCCTAGCTTTCTACGCCGACCATCAATCGCGTCGATTGAACGGCCAAGCGCCTGCGCAATCTGCGCGTGCGTCAGCTTATTCTCGTAAAGTTCTATGAGAGTAGCGTCCTCTTCCGACCGCCACGGGGTAAAACTGTTGTCCATGATCTCCCTTACATGCTTGTTACCTCTCTTGGGTGGCACAGGTTGAATATCCAATGCAAGAACTTTTTTTTGTTGACGGCGCTATGCGTTTTGTGCCAGCTATATGGAAAGCAAACGTGATACCGACAAAAAAGAGGGAAGAGTATGGTTGTAAGTATCGACTTCGAGACGCGCAGCGCCGTCGATCTCCGCAAGACGGGCGTCTATAAGTACGCCGCCGACCCATCGACCGACATCTGGTGCATGGCTTACAAGGCTCCGTGGTCTGACGACGTGCTGGTATGGCAGCCGGGCGATGAACGGGATACCTATCTCGAAGATTGGATCATGGCGGGCGGGTTGCTTTCGGCGTGGAATAGTCAGTTCGAACGCACAATCTGGAACGAGATCATGGTCGGCCGCTATCAGTGGCCCCGCACCAACATTAAGCAATGGCGCTGCACGATGGCGCAGGCCAGCGCGATGGGGCTGCCTCGCGCACTAGGTCAAGCGGCTGCGGTCCTTGGCGTTGAAGAACAGAAGGACAAGACTGGCGCGGCCCTTATGCTCCGGATGGCACGGCCGCGTAAGGTGAACGCTGACGGCAGCTACACATGGTGGGACACGAAGGATAAACTCGATACGCTAGTAGCGTATTGCAAACAGGATGTTAAAACGGAACTGTCCGTCGCCGAGACACTGCACGCAATGCCTGACGCTGAGCGTCGTCTTTATCAGCTTGACCAGCGCATCAACGACCGAGGCGTGGCCCTCGACGTTGACCTCGTGCACCGTGTCAAGGCACTGGCTGAGAATGCCCGCGTAGAAATTGATGCGGAGATACAACGCCTCACTAAGGGGCAAGTCAAAGCCGCAACAAACGCTATGGAACTGACAGCGTGGCTCAACGCGCATGGCATTCAAGCCAAGTCCGTTGACAAGCAGACCGTTGGTCGGCTGCTGTCCTTTGACCGCATGCACCCCGTGATCCGTGAGGTTCTGAAACTCAGGCAGAACGGAGCCAAGTCCAGCACGGCCAAGTATGATGCGATGCTGCACGCGGTCAACGCGGACGGACGGATGCGCGGTCTTCTCGTTTATCACGGCGCGGCAACTGGCCGCTGGTCGGGCAAGCTGGTGCAGCCGCAGAACTTCCCACGTCCGCAAAAGAAACAAGACGAGTTGGATGAAATCATCGCCAAACTTAAAGCGGACGAAGATGTGTCGGCGCATGGGGCCGGAACGGTCCTAGCTTCCGACTTGTTGCGTTCGATGTTGGTAGCCGACGAAGGCCATCGGCTTATGTTCGCCGACTATTCAGCGATTGAAGCCCGCGTTCTTGCGTGGGTAGCAGGACAGCGCGATCTTGTTGAGACGTTCCAAAATGGCGGAGACGTGTACAAAGAAATGGCATCGGCCATCTACAACGTGGATGTGGGGAACGTCACTGACGCACAGCGGCAGGTTGGTAAGATGGCAATCCTTGGTTGTTTCGAGGAAGATACTCTTGTCTTGACAGAACGAGGATGGCAACCTATTCTGTACCTAACGACACAGGACAGGGTATGGGATGGTGAAGAATGGGTGACGCATCAAGGGGTAGTGTATCAGGGGCACAAGGAAGTTCACCGGGTCAATGGGGTCGGTGCGACGCCGGACCACGAAATACTGACGGAACATGGGTGGCGGGAGTGGCGAAAGGTCCATACAAACCCTTCCCTGCTGAAGTCGGCGCTGTCTTTGGTGAACTTACCATCCGTGAGTGGGTTAACCACAAACGCGCATGGCATCCGCGCTGCGAATGCTCTTGCGGGTGGATTGGCGTCATTGATCGACACAATATCCTGCGCGGTAAATCGTCCCGTTGCAACTATTGCGCGAAGCGTAAGTCTGGCGTTACGCAGAAGAAATATCGCGGCTATGCAGGCATTGTTCCCGATGACTTTCACCGCGAACGGTTACTCAACCGCATATCCTCGTGCATTCAACGTTGTGAGAACCCAAGCAACGCCGGATGGAAACACTACGGCGAACGAGGTATCAAGGTATACCCGGAATGGGTACGAGACCGAAAAGCGTTTCTCTCTTACCTTCTCACACTTGATGGGTGGGATTTACCGCATCTGGAACTGGACCGCATCGACAACAACGCGGGCTATCAGCCGGGCAATCTCCGCTTTATCACGCGGTCTGAAAATATGTTTAACCGCCGCACAACGGAAACTATGCAGAACGAAATCAACCGTTTGCGTGCGGAAGTCGCATGTTTACGACGTGAGTTACGCGGGGCCGAGGAACCGCTTCACGATCCTGACTGACCTTGGCCCTTTGATTGTCCATAATTGCGGCTATGGCATGGGGGGCAAACGCTTCGCCGAACAGTGCGCCAGCATGGGCATAAAGGTAGACGAGAACGAAGCCAAGCGCATCGTGTCCGTTTATCGGGAGAAGAATAATAAGATTGCGCAATACTGGCGTGATGTTGAACAAGACTTTGTAGAGATGGTGAGGGATGCGGGCCGTGTTGGGTCGGTTCGTCTTCCTCTTCCTAGCGGGCGGTCGCTTACTTACCACAGTCCGCGCATCATTCAGCGAGAGACACCTTGGGGGGCTATGCGCGACACAGCCCAAGTCGATACGCTGAATAGTGTGACGCGTCAGTGGGTATCCCAGATTATCTGGGGTGGCCTATTGACGGAGAACGTGGTGCAAGCAACCGCCCGCGACATGATGGCCACGGCCATGATGGCGTTGGAAGTCAAGGGCTACAATGTCATCCTGTCCGTCCACGATGAAATCATCTGCGAAGTGCCAGATAATTTTGGTTCGCTTGACGAAATGATTGACATTATGACACGAGTTCCGGCATGGGCGGAAGGCTGCCCGATAAATGCTGAGGGTAAGGAAGGGAAGAGATACCGCAAATGACAGCACACGCAAAGTTTGGCGCGTCCAATGCGAAGCGCCGCATCAATTGCCCCGGCTCACTCAACGCCGAGGCTCCGTTCCCTAACGAGAGTTCACCTTACGCCGAACTTGGTACGGCTGCGCACGAACTGGGTGAGTTCTGCTTGGTCAATGGACATGAAGATGCCTTCGCCTTCATTGGCCAAGAGCATAACGGCCACAAGGTTGACGACAACATGGCGCGTGCGGTGCAGGTCTACATCGACTACATTCGAGATGTGGCCGCATCGGAACCAAGCATCTGCCGCTATGAGAAACGCTTCAGCCTAGATAAACTTGATCCGCCCATGCCGATGTTCGGCACGGCCGACTGCATCATCTACGGCAAAGAGAGCGGAACGCTGTACGTCATCGACTATAAGCACGGCCAAGGTGTAGCAGTCGAAGTCGCGGACAACGAGCAGCTTAAATATTATGCGCTCGGTGGCATATTAGAGATTGGCGAGAAGGCTCCGGTCAACAAGGTTGTGACGGTTGTCGTGCAGCCACGCGCCATGCACCCCGACGGGCCAGTGCGGCAGCACAGCTACAGCCGTGACGACATACTGGACTTCGGCACAGAACTTATTGACGCAGCCTATGCGTCTCTGAAGCCGGACGCACCACGCATCTCTGGCGATCACTGCAAGTTCTGCCTTGCGGCGGGGACTTGTTCGGCCCTGCGCAACAACGCCCTTGAAGTCGCACAAGACGAGTTCGGTACAGTACGAACCGTCAATGACCTAACCCCACAGGAAGTTGCGGACTATCTGCAAAGGGTTCCGCTGATCGAAGAGTGGATTAAATCTTTGCGCCGCCATGCCAATAGCTTGTTGGAAACTGGCGGTGGTCTTCCCGGCTACAAGCTGGTTGAGAAACGACCGACCCGCCGCTGGCGTGTTGAAGAAGAGTTTGTGGCTTGGGCCACAGAAGAAGGTCTCGATGACGACGACATCTACGAAAAGAAGTTGAAGTCGCCACCGCAGATCGAGCGTGTTGTGGGCAAGAAGAACTTGCCCGCATCGCTCGTCATAGCTGTATCATCCGGCACATCAATGGTCGCTGATACAGATAACCGTCCGGCTGTAGCCTCGTTGGCCGCAGACGATTTCACCGTTGAATAAGGAAACACCGATGTCAAAAGTTATTACACCAGAAGCAATCATCTCTTACCCGCATGTGTTCGAACCACAGACACCTCCGGGTGCAAGTGAGCCAGTCTATTCTTGCTGCCTTGTATTCCCTGACGGCACTGACATGTCTGAACTCAAGGCGACGGCGGCTGCTGTGGCCAAGGAGAAGTGGGGAGACAAGACTAAATCGTTGATGGAAGGCGGCAAAATCCGTATGCCTTTCCGCAACGACGGCGAAGAGAAGGGCTATCCAGAAGGCTCGATCTTCATGAACGTCAAGTCGAAGCAGGCCCCCGGTGTTGTCAGCAAGTTTGCTGGCGAGAACGGCAAGCCCGCTCCGATTACAGACCCTAAAGAAATCTACCCCGGTGCGAAGGTCCGTGCCTCGCTGCGCGCTTATGCGTACAGCGTGAACGGCAACAACGGTGTTGCGTTCTCTCTCGGCAATCTTCAGAAGGTGGCGGACGGTCCTCGTATGGATGGCCGTCTGTCCGCTGCGGACGAGTTCACTGCGACGGAGCGTCCGTCCGCAGACATCTCGGACCTTGACGATTTGCTTTAAGTGAAATGGAAGGGCCGGGGAGTTTGGAAGTCGCCCCGGCTTTTCTAGGTAGGGGCGGTAGGTCTGGGCTTTCCCGGGCGCTTACTTCGGTACGTTAAAGCCGCCCCTATCAATCTAAAGCCTCAGAGATCATCTGGGCTTTCTTGGCTAAGGTCTTAGCTACAATCTCATCAACAGAATTGACAAGGCCGAACGTCCGCACGATGACGGGCTTTGTCTGGCCGATACGGTGGCAACGCTTAGCCGCCTGTGCGTTCACTGCCGGAACCCAATCCATCTCGACAAACGCCACCTGATTGGCTGCTGTCAGCGTAATCGCCGTAGAACATGCGGTGATCTGGCCGATGAATACCCGCACCTTCGGGTCAGTCTGGAAGTCATCAATCGCCGCTTGACGGTCGGCTGTCGGCATACCGCCTGCGACTACCACAGGGTTGAAGTCTTTCAGCCTATCGTAAAGCGTCTGTATCGCGTCGGTGTGGTAGGCGAAGATGACAATCTTATCGTAAGCATCATCGGCCAATTCGCCCGCTATCTGTGTGGCGATGGGCGCTGCCTTGGCCACACCTGTCAGCCGTCTTAATGACGCGATATGCGGGGCGATGCTCTCGATCTCCGCAGCCAAGTCCTGATTAGTAAGCGAATGCGCAAGGATCATATCGACGGCTTCAGCTTGGCGTGGGTCGTCGATGTGTTTCCTGTCGCTCCAGTTATCTATCTCGACGGGTGCGGTCTGCCACCAGATAGGCGGCAAATCTTTCAGCACAACTTCGCCCTTGCGGCGCAGCATGATTGCTTTCAGCACGGTCTTAAACTCTTCCATGCGTTCGGCCTTGTTGCCAAGGATTTGAAGACCGAACTGGCCGCTCCATGTCTTGCAGAAATATGTTGTGTATTCGGCGAAGTTCAGAGGGTACTGCCAAATCGCTTTGAGATGCGTCCAGAAATCGCTGACATTATTAGGGATGGGAGTACCGCTAAGAAGCCAAACACGATCAGCAAACTTAACAAGACCATCACCGCGACAGTACTGACCATATAGATACTTTGTGCGCTTAGCAGTACGGTTCTTAAGATAATGCGCTTCATCCAGAACAAGAACGTCTGGCTCAAACTTGGCAATCTCATTGCGGACCTCCTTCGACTGTGTGATTTTATCATAGCTGAAGACTTTGACTTCGCGCTCGACGGTTCCCCATCGCTCGAACTCACGCCGCCAGTTGATCTTGGCAATGGCCGGGCAGATCACGACGACCTTTGTTAAGCCGAGTACATCACAGGCTGCTATCACTTGAAGTGTTTTGCCAAGGCCCTGCTCATCGGCAAGGAACGCGGCCGGGTTCTTACAGAGAAAGTCTGCGCCGACCTTTTGGTAATCGAATAGATGGTTCATCGTCTTCCCTCTCGGCGGCGTAGCAGGCGAGAAGCGCAGCTTCGGCCCGGCCGTCATCCTTTTTGCGTGCGAAGAGATGAGCGTAATCCGGGAACAACTCTTGTGCCCGCTGACGACTGCCGTCCTTCCCTCCGAACGTGCGCATAGACTTAATCCAAGTCGCAGGCGGTATCAACTCAAAAGATACAGACAGGCCAGCAAGGACACCTTCGACGATACCACCGGCCCTGCCAAACGCGTAGGTCGAGGAAACCCCTTGCCCCGGCATAGCCCACGTTTTCTCAAGTAGAGCCTTTTCGTTTCCGGTTACATGTGGGCGAAGCGCATCGGCCAGCATGTGTGCGTCAACCTGATTGACGACACGCGGCCCGCGCTTGACCTTTAGAGTAGGCATGTCGATGATGACAAGTTCTCGGCTATCCTTATCCAGAATAGCTATTGCTCCGAACGCGCCCGGATCAAGTCCCCATATTTTCATGGGCGATGTGTATAGTATTAGAAGCTAGTTCGCAAGTGACTGCGTGGCCCCAAAGACTTACGATGGCGAAGCCCGTCGGGTTTGTGGCGACGCTTAGACTTTGGCTGCGGCCGCCATGACATATCTTTGACACCACTCTTCTTGGCCATTACTCGCCTTTCGTATAGACCTTATAGTCGCCGGGATCGGTGAACTGAGCGCCGACAGGAAGCGCGTCGTACTGTTCTTGGCTCTTCATAAGAGGGGCCTTGCTTAACTGGCGAAGAAGTTCTGGCGCGCCCATGCCCGTGCGAGATTGAAATTCGCGGGTGAGCATGATTTTCTCTTCGCGTTTCATGGATTTGTATCGCTTGAGTAGAGCAAGTTCCGGGTTTTCCGCGTTGAACTTAGCGTTGGCAGCCTCACGCGCTTTGGAATAAAGTTCTTTTATCGCTGCGGACTTGCCAACATTATCGAGGTTTTGATACTCAGGAGACCGCAACAACGGTGCGATCCCGCGCTCGGCGATGATACCTAGTTCGCGGTTAACAAGGCGGTCGGTGTCAACATCGCCGGTGTTTGACCCCATTTTATAGGGCGCAATACCCAGACGATCCAACTCGCTCTCGACAATGTTCTTAGCTGGGCGGATTGTAACGCCGAGAAGCTGACGCAGTGCTGGGTCCTCTGTGGTCATCGGACCTTCGCGTGTCGGGCTTTCCCCTTCAGGAATATCAAGCGCCCGTTGTGCACCCGGAATTGATCTGGTCAGGGTTCCGAGGAAGCTGCCCTTTGTATCTCGGTAGACGGCCTCTTCTGGATTGTATTGGGCGTAGAAATCTTTAAGCCCTTGCATCGGCGTGAAGATGGCCGAGCCGTAATCAGCGGCAAACTTACCGATAATATCTAGATATTTTTTGGGGTCCGAGCCTGCGTCGGTAAGGTCTTTGATGAACTCATCAATAACATACAGGCCAGTACCCGCTCGGAACTGAGAGCCGGTTACCGCTTGAAAAATTTCTTTAGCGTCGATTGCTTGGTCAAGCGTTTGGCCGTTTAGTTTGCCGTCGTTGTACCGCTTCAAAATATCCGCAACAAGAAGGTACTGCGGGAGCGGAAAATAGGCCTTCATGTCCACGACGCGACCATCCGGCAACTTGGCTTCGCTCCACTTTTCACCGGCTGCATCGCTGTCGCGGAACAGATACGCCGCGCCAATCAAGCCAGTGCCGACGATAGCCTTGGACAAAACTTCAGGATCACCGGCCATCATCGCATCGCGGTTCTTTTTTGACAGAAGACGCGCTACACCCAGTGGGTTATACTCGGCCTGAAAACGTATGGCGGAAACCATAAAGCGGGGGAACGGCGCAATCGTCACACCTGCGGGGCCAAGTGCTTCGACTGTACGAATAAAACCATCCGCAACTTTACCCATAGCGTGATCAGTTTTTGGCGCGGCCCCGTAGGTAAAGTCCATCGTCTCCCGAAGCGCCGCGTCGATGGCGTCTTGCGGAATTTCGTCGAGACGTTGCGTGTCTACAATATCGTCGATGCTCATTCCGCGACGAGTTAATTCTCGACGTAGATAAACCGGGAACATCATGTTGCGTGTTGTTGTTTCGGTAACTCGGTTCACCAAGTTAAGGGTGTTGACGACTTTCTCGACTTTACCGAATTTGTCTTTAGCCACACCACCTGCAACATCCGCCGCGTATGTGGCGTTTAAGTCTTTGACAACCTTTGGGTAGTATGTGCGAAGCTGTTCGTAGAACTGCTTATTGCGTGCGGGTTGGAACCGATCAGTAAGAACAGCAAACGCATCCATCGCACGCGTCCCAACCGGGTCGTTCCGAAATGGGTTTGTAGCTGCGTTGATTGCGGTCGATGTGAGTGAAGTAGCCATGTCGATTGGTAGGCGCACAAGGGAACCCCATGTATTGCGCATGGTCGTAGCAAGCTGTGAAACCATGAGGCCACGCGTTGCGTCGGTCGTGCGCTTCCACAAGCTAAGTTCGTCCGGCGTTTTCACGCCAGCTTGCGCGACATCCGCCGCTTCTTTCGGGATATACCTACTCATCACCATGCGGGCGCGAAGAACACGCGCCGCTTCGGTTGCCGTTTGCTGCGAACCAGCCACGAAGTCCGTTAAATCTTCAGGATCAATCCCGGCCTGCTTCGCAAGTTCAAGGGTACGCTCCATAGGAAGTGTACCCGCGTTGAAGTGCATGAAGAAGAAGTCTTTAAGCGGAAGTTTTTCTGGGCGGGTTAGGCCCGTCTCTTTGAGGTAGTCAGTCTCAAAGCGCAGAACTTTATCTGTCACTTCTTGCGTAGCAATAGGCCGCGTCTGGCCCTTCCCGCCTAACGCTTCGATACCCGCTGCGCCCTGTTCTTCGGACATACGAGTACGAGGCACAACAGGGGCGGGCGCGACAGGCGTGGCAACTGCGGCCATCTCTGGGGTGAGCGCAGTTTCCGGAACCGCAGCCGCAACTTCCTCCGCAACCGCGCCGGGGCCAGTAGTAAAGCGGCTGGCAGCCGCGTTAAATGCTGGCGCGACACGAGTGGCAACGGCCTGAAGTGGTTTAGCCACAAACGGAAGAGCGGTAGCCCCCGCGATTAAATAATCCGTACCTGTTCCGCGACCTACTAAAACGTCACCGATAGCACGTTCGGTTTCTTCAACGCCGAGTAGACCTTCGGTAAAGGTTTTGAGATTTCGGACTACATCTTGGCCGTACAGGGCCGCGTCGCGTTCATCGAAACCGGGAAGCAGATCAGCTACAGTCGCAACACCGGAGGCAAGTTTGTCGTAGAGGCCTCCCGTAATTGTAGTCGGGGTATACGCGGTTAGTTCCGGTTGCCGGTTAGCAGTAACTCTAATTTCTTCGGCCGGTGCAACGCCTTGTACTTGATCAAAAGGTACTGCTGGCGCACGCACGATATTGGGCGCTGCAAGTATGGGGCCTTTATAATTCTTTGCAATCCAAGCATCGGCCGCAGCTTTAAGTTCGTCATCATTGCTAAGCGACGTTACACCGGGGAGCGTAATCGTCTCCCCAGTGGCAGGAATTTCCAGAAATACTGGTGCGCCTTTTGGCTTCACTTCAGCCATTTAAAATCCTACTTTTTTGTAACAAAAACGGGCTTGCCGGTTGCAGGTGGTAAAACACCGGCAAAACCATAAGGATTGGCGGGTGCTGGCGCTCTTTGGCCAGTGTCAATTTGAATACGAGGGTTCTTTGTGTTGATCCCAATGATACGGCCATCCTCTGTGCGTTGCAACGAGAAGGTCCCGCCACTGCCGCCACCACCTTCACGCGCCCGCGCATCGGCCCTTGCCATTTCTTGACGGCGTAGACCGAGGCTCTCGCGCTGGTATGCGTTCATGCGCTTCGGTACTGACATAATAAGTTCGTTTGTATCTTCGTTATAAATTTCTACAGCGTCACCCGCATCAATCTCGCGTGTCTTGGGCGGCATCTTCTGGTCTGTAATGACAAATGAGCCATCGTTAAATGTCAGTCGGATATTGCCTGTTGCGGGGTCGCGGTCACGGTTAAACACTTGCTTCTGTCGGAACGCTTCTTCCTGCACAATCTTAAATGCCTCTGCCGGATCAGCATTCTCAAGAACGCCGCGCTTTTCCTCTGGCAACGCCGAGGCGTACTGCTTAACGAATGCGCGCTGCTGCGCTTCTTGCTGCGCCGACTGTTGCAACTGTGCAATTTTAAGTTGCGCGTTCAGCTTTTCCATTTGTTGATTGCGAACATTCTGGAGAACAGCAGACGGATCAGCAGCGCCACGGCTACCTGCGGCCTGAAGCACTTGGCCGAGCGCAGTTATTTTTTCGCCAGTTGATAGCCTGCCGATACCGCCGCTCATGAGAGCCTGCATATCTTGAATGTACTTTGCCGTTGGCGAAAGCTGAGGCTCGGCTGAAGCGGCCATTGGCGCGATAGCTTGCGGAGCCATAGCGGGCATAATGCGAGGAGCCACCGCCGCGCCACCCGGAGGGGTGCGGTTTGGAATGACTGACTGCATCAGGATTTCCATCGGGGTAGCCATCTAATTAACCACCTTTTCCAAATAGACTGAGGAGAGTACCAATCGTGGACGCAGCCGTTCCAACTTGGCCGAGCGTTGACTGGCCCGGCTGGGTTGTCGTTTGCGTCATTGGCGATGGAAGACCCTGCGAACCCATGAGCAAAGTCTGAAGCTGCTGCTGCGGGAAGCCGCGCTGTTCGAGGAAATCCTTATAGGCCAGATCGAGGTTCTGCTGAGCCATGCCGCGCTGCGCTTGGCCCGTACCCTGAAGCATCGCTGCATACGCCTGCTGATTGCCCAGCGCCTGTTGGCCAAAGCCAGACAAGGCTTGCGCACCCGCAAGCTGCTGACCCGGCAGACCCTGTGCAAACCCAGCGGCTTGCGTGTATCCCTGATTATACAGGTTCGCCAGCGTTTGAGCCGTATTCAAATCTTCTTGGCCTGCAAGCTGCGCTTCGTAAACACCACGGCGTTCGTTACCGAATGCACGCGACGCGGCCATCTGAGCCTTCGTTGCTGCGTCACGCTCGGCGCGGTTCTGCGCCAATCGAGCCATCGTGGCGTCGATGACGTTGGTCTGGAACGGCGACATGAAGCCAGAGACATCTTGCTGAAACTGCTGTGGCGTATATCCGGCTGCACGCTCAGCAACTTGGGTGGCTTGCTGAAGTTGCGGCATCCCAACTTGCTGGGTTGCAGCGTTGATCGCGGTCTGGAACGCCTGCTCTTCAGCGGGGCGGAAGCCTGCAACACGCGGCCCTTGATATGCCTGATAAGGGATAGCCGCGACTTGCTGCGCGGCTCCATAGTTACGCGCCAGAATATCCTGAATGAAAGGATTGAGTGCCTGTGCAGTGGTTGTAGTTGTCGCCATTATAATCCCCAAGCGGACTGACCGCCTAATCGTTCGTTATTAACACAAAAATAAACCGATTGACAGCCCCTTACTACTGCACTTGCATCACAGACAAAAGGCAAGATGGCCCAGATGGCGCGAATGCCGTTG